TCAGGCAACGGCCTCTGCGGTCTGGATGCTTGCGTCGTAGAGGTATGCGCCGCCGTGCTCGCGCGCGTCGGCCTCGGCTTGCTCGAAGAGGCCCCAGTGGTACGGGACCACATCGCGGAAGTGGCCGTGCTCGTTGATGACGCGTGTGAGGTAGCCGGGCCCGGTCTGGTCCCAGATGCCGCGGTAGACGAGGATCGAGTGGGCGAGATCACGGACGCAGTGCCAGAGCGCCGGGTGGCACGGCATCGCCCCCATCACCGCCGGCGAGAGCAGGTGCGGTCGGCCGTGCTGCTGCGTGGTCGAGCAGAACGCGCGGACGCCATCGACCAACTCGTCGATTGGTCGCAGCGGCAGCCGGTCCGGGTCGACGAACACGCCGCCCTCGCGGGCGAGCAGTTCGTAGCGGAGGATGTTGAGACGCGACGCCGCTCCTGCCGGCTCGGGCAGCTTGAACGTCTCGGCCCACTGGGAGTGGTTGAAGATCGGCTCGCGGTCGTCGAGCGTGATGACGCGCACGTCCCACTCAGGGTGGTGCTGTCGCCACTCGGCCTGCCAGTGTCGGAACGAGTCGGGCATGGGCGACTCAGCCAGATGCGCGGTGTAGACGATCTTCGGGATCACTTGAGGTCCTCCTGCGTGGTGCTCGATTCGATCTGCCAGTTCGCCGGGGGCACGCCTTCCATGCCGCCCTCGATGAACGGGGCCGCGATCGCGCCGAACGCGACGGACTCATTGCCCGAGCCGGAACCAGAGCCCGAACCGGAATCGAGCGTGACTTCCGTGGCGACGATGGTGCCGCTGGGATCGGTGGTGAAGGTGCCCGTGAACGAGTCGGAGCTTGTTCCGATCGTGACCGTGGTGTCTTTGATCGTGCCTTCAGAACCGAGCGTGAGTCGATCGGTGAAGCTGTCGCTCGGCGACTCGACGGACGAGCTCTCGCTGCTCGATCCGGAACCCGAGCTTTCGCCGCTCGATGCGCCGCTGCTGGCGCCGGACGAGTCCATGCTCGACTGGTTGGAACTGCCGCCGGAACCTGATCCACCGGGGCCGGACCCGCCTGGGCCGCTGCCACCGGGCCCCGAGCCTGAACCACCCGGGCCGCTGCCACCACCGCTCGATCCGCCACCACCGGAAGACCCGCCGCCTGACGAGCCCGGGTCGTCGGTCGAAGCCATCGAGGACTGGAACGATGAGCCGCCAGACGATCCCCCGCTCGAAGCCGCCGAAGAACCGCCGCTGGAAGCGCCGGTCGAGCCGCCGCCGCTGCTGGAGCTCAGCGGGGCGGTCTCGCTGACGCTGGGCGAGTCTGTTTCGCTCGGGGGCGTCCCGCTGTCGCTCGTGAACGCGTCGGTGGTGTAGGTGGTGAGCGTCGGCGTGCCGCTGGGGCCGGTGGTGTAGATCACATCGCCGGTCGTTGAGTAGCTCGTGCCCTCCGAGGGCGTGGGCGTGCTGCTCGCCGGCGTCTGGTACGACGATTCCGGCGTGCCGGGCGTGGAGTAATCGCTCGAGCCGCCGCCCTGCGGGGCGCGGCCCGTCGCCCAGACGGGAATGTAGAGGTAGTACCGGGTCGGCTCGCTCATCGGTTCGTCCTCTGGGCGGCCTCCTTCGGCGGGTCGATCGGCGTGTACCACCCCTGCGTGTTGACGGGCTTGGCGCACTCGGCGGTGGCCGCCGCGATCGCGTCCTCGTAGGCCATCCGCTCGAACACGCCAAGTTCGCTGCCGGGCGAGCAGTTCACGACGCGGAACCTGTGCTTCTCGAAGTGCGGCTGGAGGGCCTCGAATCGCCTGCTCAGCGAGTCGTAGAGCGTGTTGTTGTGCTTGATCGCGGCGGCCTCGCGGGTCTCGTCGAAGGCGTACTTGCGATCGGCGGCCATCCGGAAGTCGCAGCCCAGCAGGTACACCGTCCGGAACCCCAGGTGGTGCAGGAGCCGCAGCGCCACGAGCATCACGCTGCGCTTGCCCTTGATGCCGAGCGAGTCGGTGGACTTCGGGTCGTTGCCCCACGGCACCGTGTCGCCCGTCAGGAACCGCTCGTGGTCGAAGTGATTGCTGCGGCGGAAGAACAGCACGCTGGGCATCTGCGCCACGCGGAACGTGCTGTCGCGCATCGTGCCGTCCCTCGCCTGGATGCGCAGCTTGCGGCCCCAGTGGCAGACCGGAACGAACTTCAGCACGCCCGGGTCCTTCCAGCCTGTGTCGATGAACCGGCCGGGATCGTCCACGCAGGTCCAGAGCGCCGGGCGGTGCACGGTCCACGAGTTGTTCACGCCCATGGTCACGATGCCGCGGCGGTTGAGGAGGCTCAGGTCGAGCGCATTCAGCGATGGCCCCGAGAGCACGAGGAACGCCGAGCGGCCCTTGTAGAACCCGCCGAGCGAGATCGAGTCGAAGTCGGACGTGTACAGCCGCAGCCCGCTGCGGGCGGGCGCACGGGTCTTGATGCCGCGCTGCAGCGCGATGATGTCGGACTGGTTCGGATTGTTCACCGGAACCTCCCGGTGATGTAGCGGCCGGCGGTGCGTGTACCGCTGATCACGCCCACACGGCCGATGGTCTCGACCCACCACGCCAGCGGCCGGACCGTCGGGTGAAGGTTCTCGCCAGCGACGGTGATGCGGCTGGGTCGGGTGCAGACCGAGACGCAGAACCACCCATGCGGCCGGGCGACGCGTCGCATCTCGTTCAGCACAGGGACCACGTCCTCGGTGAGCAGGTGCTCGAGCGCGTCAAAGCTGGTCACGACATCCGCGACGCTCTCCACGAGCCCCGTGTCGTGCATCGGCTTGGCGATGTCGGCCTCGGGGAATGCGAAGTCCACGCCGAGGCCGTCGATGCAGTTGCGGCGCAGCTCGGCGATGAAGTCATTGCGGCCGCAGCCGAAGTCAATCACGAACCAGGGCTTCCATCGCTTCACGATCGCGATGGCATTGCGGCCGTGGTTGGTCGCGCCGTACGCCGAGCCCGAGCGCGACGCCAGCGCGACGTACTTGCTGCGCTCGTGCTCGCGGCGGGCGTCGAGGTCGTTCGTGGCGGTGTTCGTGAGAGAGCTCATCCCGCACCCTCGACGAACAGGTTGAACTTGCGGTCGCCGTCGGCGGGGTCGGCCAGCTCCATCAACGTCATCGCCTCGAAGACCCAGACGGGCCTGCCCTTGCTGTTGCGCTCGCAGGTGAGCTGCACGCACACGCCCTCGGGAATCGGTACGAGCTTCGGGCGAAGCGACCGGGCGGGCGGGCAGTCGGGCAGCACGCCGGGCAGGTCGCACACCGGGCCGAGGCCGAGCATGCCCTCGAAGCCGGTGCCCGGCGTGCCCTCGTTCATGTGGTGTGCTTCGAACCGGTTGATGGCCAGTTTGGTCGGGTCCTCGCCACCGCTGGGAAGCTTCGATGAGAGCCCCTCGGGGACCACGACATAGCGGAGGTAGGTCTCGCTGCCCGGGTCGCCGTCGAGCCGGGCCTCCTGCCACGGGTACCGCCAGCGGTTGCTCTCGGTGGGGATCGGCTGGGCGGCACCGAGGATCGCGGTGACGCGGCCCGACGACGGCCGCCCCATCTCGATGACCGCCCACTTCTCGCCGACGCCCGCTTCCTTCCACAGGATCGGGACGCCGCCCATTGGCGTGCTGGTGAGCACGGTCTCCTCGGGCGCAAGCTCGCAGGTGGTGTCGAGTTCATTGGTGACATACACGCGGGCGGGCGTGACGCCCGTCAGGACACACCGCCCGAGCTCGCCCGCTTTGATCGGCTGGGTCGCCAGCACGAACGCCATGGGGCTCGACTCCTCGGTCGCGATCTCGCCCGTGAGCGGTGTGCGGCTGTGGAACGTCCGCTCCTGGTCGTCCTCGCCCGGCTCGACGAGCACGCCCGAGATCGCCAGCACGTGGTACGGCTCGATCGTCTGCTCCGAGTCGTTCCGCACGAGCACCAGCCCGCGGGGCATGGCATCAGCCAGCGGCCCCCCGCCCCGGGCCTGCTCGCGTCGGCGCTCGGCCACGGCCGCGTCGACGAAGGCGTTGTACGCCCGGGCCGGGATCACCAGCGGCTGGCCGGTCTGGACTTTGCGGAAGGCATCTGCCATGCGTCAGATCCCCAGCGCCGAGAAGTTGCCCTCGTCGTACACCCGCTCGACATACGCCGCGACGGGCCGCTTGACGATCGCGTTCGAACCCGAGTCCTCCGCGTCGGCGTAGCGGACCCACAGATACTCCCATCCCTTCTTGCTGATCCCGCTGATCGGTCCGACCGAGATGCCCGACGCGTTCGGGCTCGCGGCGAACCGGAACGTGATCTCCCAGTCGGAGTCGGCGCTCGTGCCGCGTCGCGATCCGGACGCGCCGAGGAAGAGCACCTCACCGCCGTTGAAACCCTTCCACGAGCCGCTGTTGACCTTGCCCGTGAGGCTGAACAGCGTGCCCTTGTACGACTGGGTCACCTGCGTCGCGGGCAGGTAGTGCGTCTCGCTGAACTGGTAGACCGGCACCGCGATGTCCACGCCCTCGACGCCGTCGGCCGTGACGCCGATCGCGCCTTTGAAATCGGGCGCGGTCGTGCCGGATGCGCCGTAGCGCTGCACGGTCTGCTTGCTCTGGGTGATGTGCTGGGTGCCGCCGCCGGTGTCGAAGCTGAAGACGCTCTCGCCTGTTTGCGGTGGCGTGGACTGCTGCTGCGAGTCGGGAGCGTACCGCACCGTCGCGTCCCACAGCTCGTGCCCGATCGGCTCGACGGTCACCGACTGCCGCGGCATGCCGTCGTACGTCGCCGGGCTGGCGGTCGTCGCCTGCGTTCGCGCGGTCATGTCGCTGTCCGTGCCGCGGACCGTGTAGACGAGCTCCGCCGAGGGATTGTCGCCCGTCGTCGATCGGCGGCTCTCGAGTTTCTCGGTGACGGTCAACGGCACGCGATGGGTCTCCTCAGGTGAACGACTGGTTCAGGTGAAAGACAGGCCACCCGACTGTGCGGAGTCGGCCAGACGGCGGGTGTTCTTGGCGGTCTGCTCGGTGGCCTTGGCGGTGCGCTCGGCGGTGTCGTCGCCCGCGGCGAGGCTCTGCACGGCCAGTGCATTGAACGTGCCACGAACCGCCACACCGCGTTCGATCGCGGCCCCGAGCCCGGCGAGCCCTTCCTGCAGCCGACCGATCAGGTCGCGCGGGACGTTGCCGGTGGTGTCGTCGCCGGACTCGCCTTGTTCTTCGCGCCGGCGACGCGCCTCGGCGATCGCTTCGTCGAGCTTCGCGCGGGCCTCATCCAGCTTCCGCTGCGTCTCGGCGATATCCGCGTCGGTGCCGGAACGCAGCGCGTCCTGAGCCTCCTCGAACCGCCGGCCGATCTCCGCGAGCGTGGCCTCGTTCAACTCCGCGGCGTCGTCGCGCTCCCGCTGGCGGCGTGACTCCCGGCCGGCCAGATCTCGCTGCGTGTTCGCCTCGATCTCCGCGAGCTTCGCATCAAGCTGCTCGTCGACCGATCGCTTGGCGGCCTCAACATCGAGGCCGCTGTCGAACAGGCCCTGGATCTCCAGCATCCGCTTGGCGACGAACGACGACGCCGACTGCCACACCTTCTGGAACCCGCTCGTGAACCGAGTCCAGGTCTTCGACAGGAACGACGTCGTCTCGATCCACGCGACCTCGAGCGCGTGGAACACCGTCTGGGCGACGGCGAGCGCCCCGTACCACATCTTCTGGGCCGTGGTAATGAAGAAGTTGCGTGCCCCCAGCCAGACTTCGTTGAGCGCCGCGACGCCGCGCTTCCACGCGACCTGGAGCCCGAGCCAAAGGATCTGGGCCGCGAGCTGGATGTCACCCGCCGCGAGGGCGTCTGCAATGCCGCCTGCGACCTTGCCCACGAACGCACGCAGTTCTCCGATCCGCTCGCTCAGCCAGGCGATCGCTTCGCCGCCGGCACCGGTGTAATAAAGGATGGCCACGCCAAGGGCCGTAACGCCGGCGATGACGAGCCCAATGGGCGAGACAAGGGCCCCGAGTACGGTGCCGATCACGCCGATTGCGGTTCCCGCAGCCGAGGCGATGGCCGCGAGCGAGCCGAGCACCGCGCCGATGCCGACGATGGCGGTGCCGGCAATCACCAAGGCAACCCCGACCCCTAGCACGATCGCGGTGATCTTCGCGATGGTTGCGACCAGTTCGCGGTTCTGGTTGACGACCCGCGTGATGTATCCGGCGACACGGGCGAGCACGTCCGCCACCTTGCGGACCGGGCCCTCGATCGCCTCGCCGATCGCGATCGCGATGCCCTCGACCGCCGACAGCAGCTTGCGGAACGCGCCGCCGATCCCCGCGTCCATCTCCTCTGCCGTCTTCACAGCGATGCCAGCCGCATCACGGATCTCGTCGCGCAGCGTGTCGAACGCGGTGCCCGACGACGCGAGCTTGAGCGCCGCGGCCTGGCCGCGTCCGAAGAGCGTCTCGAAGATCGACAGCCGCTCGGCCGTGCCGAGTCCCTGGGTCGCCTTGGCGAGGTCGTTGATGATGTCGGCCAGCGGGCGGAGGTTGCCCAACGCGTCGACGGCCTCAACGCCGAACCGCCGCAGCTCGTCCTGCGCGGCCGACGAGGACAGGTTCTTGTACGCGCGGGCGAGCGCGTTGCCGGCGAGGCTGCCCTTGATGCCGTTATTGGCGAGGATGCCGATAGCCGCGGCGACGTCCTCCATACTCTCGCCGGCCTCGGCCGCGATCGGGGCGACCGGCTTGAAGGCCTCGAAGAGGTCCTCGAGCGTTTGGGCACTCTTGTTCGCCGTCGCGGTGAGCACGTCGGACACACGGCCCATCTCGCTCGCGGGCAGGTTGAACCCGCGGAGTGCCGCCCCGGCGATCTCGGTCGCCCGCGGCAGGTCGGTGCTCGTGGCCCGGGCGAGCGCGAGCACGGCTTCGGTGCTCTGCAGGATCGCGGTCGGGTCGAAGCCAGCCCGGCCGAGCTCGGTCATTGCCTCGGCGACCTGGCCCGCGGTGAACGAGGTTGTGCGACCGAGTCGCTTGGCCTCGTCGGTCAGCGCCTCGAACTGGTCCTGAGTCGCCCCCGTGACGGCGCGGACCACTCGCATGCGGTCGTCGAAGCCCGCGAACACGCGAGTCGAGAGCCCGAACCCCGCCGCGACCGCACCGCTGACCGCGGCGAGCCGCGCTCCGATCCCACGCACGCTCTGACCGAACGCACGGAGCTGCCTCTGGGCCCGGCGGAGCCCGCGCGTGAGGCGGTCGTTGACGCCCAGCTCGACGAACGCACGCCCGGCCCGGATGCCGCGGGTGTTCGCCATCACTGATACCCTCCTCGGTGACCGCTGGCCCGATCACGCGGAGGGTTCGAATGGCGACTGACCTTTGTGTAGATGGTCCTTACGAGATCGACTACGAGTCCAACGGAGCTGTGAAGCGAGTACGGCCATCGGATGGCGTTGACTTCTGGGCCTACGACGATGTTGCTCATCTGCGGAAAAAGCAGGGCTGCTACGTCTTCGCGATTCGAGCGGGCAAGGGCTTCACGCCGTGGTACGTCGGTCAAGCTTCGAAGGGCTTTGAGCAGGAGACATTCACACATCACAAGCGAGAGCACTACAACTCCGCGCTCTTTCGCGGGACCAGAGGAACTCCTGTCTTGTTCTTTGTGACACCGCCAGGCAACAAGCGGAAGGTTGCGCAGAAGGAATTGACGCACATGGAGAAAGAGCTGATTCAGTACGCGCTTGCAAAGAACCCTGACCTGTGCAATGTCCAGCACACCCGCAACGTCCCCCAGTGGAGCATTGGAGGCGTTATCCGTTCCAGGCAAGGCAAGCCAACCACGGCCGCGAAGCAGTTCCGTCTGATGATGAAGATGTGACGTCTCCATCTCAGCTTCCCCTCACGCTGTTGCGCCAGACCTTGGGGAGGTTCGGGGCTTCCTTCTCGAGCGCCGGCCGCATGTACGGCCGCGCTGCGATGCGGACCGCCTGCTTCGTGCGCTTGCCGCCTCGGCGACGGACGACAGTTGTCCGCCCGCCGAACTCGAGCACGCTGGGCGCATTCCCACGCCGGAACCCCACCGGACCGACCACCACCGACTCGGTCCGCGGGTCGTAGCCGAACAGCACCATGCGGCGAAGGCTGCCCTCGTGCGCGTACGGCGGCTGCCCCGGCCGCGATGTGCCGCGGCGCTTCCGCATGCTGGTCTTCGCCCGCTGGCGGACGAACGCCCCGGCCTTGGAGAGCGCCCGCCGCCGGGCCGGATCGACCGCACGCTGCACGGCAGCTCGATCGAAGAACAGGTTCTTGACCCGCATGTCGATCACGCGCTGGTCCCCCGGATCTCTGTCGGCGACGGGATAGCCGGCGTCGGAAGCGTGTTCGTCGCGCCCTTCTCCAGCCCCTTGTTGAACGACGCCTCCTTCTCCTTGCGGAGTCGGCCGGCCCCGATGAATAGCCCCGCGAGCCCGGTCAGCGCGGGCAGCGCCGGACCAGCGATCGGTACGCCCGCCAGCGACGGCCCGATGTCATCGAGGGCCGTGAGAGTGAGCTGGCCGAGCAGCCCGCGGATCTCGCCGCCGCGGTCGATCGAGGCCTTCCACTGCGCCCCGGTGCGCTGCACGTCGTCGAACCACGCCCGGTACTCCGTCTCGGCCTCGTAGAGCGAGGTCGTGCTCGGCAGGCCGCGGGTCTGCTGGATCTCGTTGGGCGTCTTGACCTTGACCACGTCGCCGAGGTCGAAGCCGGCGCAGGCCGCGAGGCCCAGCGTGACCATCACGAGCCCGAAGCCGAAGACGAGGTGTTTTGGATCAACCTTCATGTGAGCCTCCCTGCTCGGTGTCGTCGTGTCTCTGCTTCCTGATGAACACGTCCTTGAGCACCCGCACGTCGACGGGGATCGGCTGACCCGAGTCGGCCTTCCTGGCGAACGGGTCGAAGTCGCTGGGCTTGAACGCGCGCCGCTTCTTCGGGTCGCGGTGGACGCTCGCGAGGAGCGCCATCACGCTGCTCGCCATCGACCAGTCGTGCCGCTGACGGGCCTCGGCCATCGTCATCAGTTCGCGGAGCGTCAGCTCGTGACGGTCTTGAAGTCGGTGACGCTGCGGATCGCGGCGATGTTCCGCCAGGTGCGCTCGACGCTGTTGAAGCCGTCGAGGAGGAACTTGTTGGCGACGTTTGAGAGGATGCCGCCGATGCTCACGGTCGAGCCCGCCGCCTCGATGCCGCGACCGAACGCCGCGTCCATCACCGCCGACCAGTCCCGGAACGTCCGCCCCGAGTACCCGTTGGCCCAAGCCGCCTCAAGGAGCAGCTCCTGGAGACCGAGCGTCTGGCCGAACCGCTTGCTCGCGGCGTCGAGATCCTGCTCCTCGCAGAACCGCTCGGGCTGCTGGATCCGACCGCTGAGCATGCAGGCGGCCTGGAGCACGCCATCGGTGACGAGGTTGGTGGGCACATGCGCCGCCGGGGCCTTCGGGCGGCTCGCCCGGAGGACCTCGAGTTCGCAGCGCGTCGCGTCCCAGCCCTCGCGGATCGCGCGGGCTTCCAGGTCGCGGTGCTCGCCGGCGCAAATGCGGCGGACGGCGTTGATCCGCTCGGTCTCCGCCGCGGCCTCGGCCCGCATCTGGGCGACGAGATCCGGGCCGCCGCCGGCGTCCGGATCAGTCCGAAGCGAGTCGTCATCGCCGGCGGACTCCGCACCTGCCGATGCCGCGATCGTCGCGCTCGTCCGCCCGTCGGCCCCGAGGTCGACGAAGCTGATCTCTCCGAGCGTCGATCGCCTCACGACGTTGACCGGCCCGGTGAACTCACGCCCGTTCACGGTGACGGTCTGGTTCGGACGGACGAACTCGAACTCGTCCACCGACGCCCCGACCGAGGCCTGCCACGGGAAGCCGTTCCGGCTCGACGCCACGACCTCCTTGGCCGCGGCCGTGTCGCGGCTGATCACGCCCGACGCGACAAGCTGTCCGCCGTCAACACCGATCGCGTCGGTGTGACCGACGCCGGCTTGGGCGTCGTGCCCGAACCGGATCGGTCGGTTCTGCGACGGGACGGACAGCCCCGCGAGGTCGATGACCACGGGGTGCCGCCAGCCCGCGAGGCGCATCGCCTCCCCGGTGTAGGCCACCATGCGGAACCGCGGCAGCGGCTCAGTCTGATCCGCTTCGGCCGCCGCCGACAGGTCGATCTCCGCCCGGGCGGTCAACGCCACGGACTTCTGGTCGTCGCTGAGCACATCGTCCGCCGCGGCGGCGATGAACATCGGGTTCACGTTGGGGTTCACAGCGATCATGCGGCCTCCTTGCGGCTCTCGTCGAGCGCGTCCTGCTCTTCGGTGTCGTCTGTTGGTGTGTGCGGAGAGGTCGGCGCAGCGTCCGCCGCCGCGAGACCGAGCTCGCGCATCAGCAACGCTTCCTTGGCGCGCTGCCGCAGCTCGTCTTCCCAGTCCCGGCCCTGCCGCGCGTACTCGGCGGCGAGCGTTGTCGTGTGGTTCGCAAGCCGTGTCGCTTGCGCGCTGGCTTCCTTGGCCGGGTCGACGTGCTCGACGCCGTCCCAGAACCAGGCATGCGGTGTCACCGCGTTGCGAGCACGAAGAGCCTGCGGCAGCAGACCCTCAACCAGCGCCGCCTCGGCGAACCACGCCGCGAGGATGCGGTCGAGCACCGACACCTGCATCTGGTGCTGCTCGACGCGGATGCTCTTGAAGTACGTCTGGTGGTCCAGCCGGCCCGAGGCGTAGTTGTACCCCGAGCTGTTCCCAGCCGCGACGTTGAACGGCATGCTCAGACAGCGCGCGATCTCGTTGAGGATCTCCCGCTTGAACTCCGCGTAGGTCGTCGCCGGCTGCTCGGCGTGGATCTGCCCGAGCTTCCACCCGCCCGGCAGCACCGTCGCGAGCCGCTTCTCGAGTCCCACCATGTCCATGGGCTCGAGCGGGTCCGCCTCGCCGTTGGCCGGCGCATCGGTGTAGAGCACGGCCGCGAAGTCGGCGGCGGTCTCCGCCGCGGCGATCACCGCGAGCGTGTACCGGCGCAGCTGCGCGAACAGCGGTAGCGCCGGCGTGATATCCGGGATCCCGCGCCGCTGGCCCGGACGGTCGGCGCGGAAGTAGTGGATCATCGCGCCCGCGGGCACCGTGTCGAACTCGAACGGTCCGCTGCGTCCGCGCGTCCAAGACGCCGTGTCCCCGGGATGTCGACGCAGCACGTAGTACCCCGCCGGGTGCCCCGAAGCATCAAGCACGACGCCGTCGATGTTGTCCGTGCCAGCGCGTCCGGTCCGCACCAGCGGGCTCGTCACCTGATCCGGCTCGATGAGCCGCGGGTCGAGCTTCACCGCGTGGTCGATCCGCGGGCTGCTGGTCAGCATGCAGAAGCACTCGCCCGACTCCGCCCGGCCCATCCGCATCGTGCGGAGCAGCCCGGCAAGATCGACCGCGGCGGCCCACTCGCTGAACGCGTCCTCGACGCGGGCGTTGGCCTTCGGATCGTCGGTGAGCATCTGGAGCCGCGGCCCGGTGCCCACCGTGTCGTTGGCGAGCGTGAGCACGATGCCCTTGGCGTAGCTGTTGTTGGCGACCTCGTACCGGGCACGGTTGCGCAGGATCCGGCGCACTTCGGGGCTGACCGCGGCGTTGGGCGCGAGGCCATCGGCCGCGGCCCAGTGCCGGCGGTTGTCCGGCGTCGTCTGCGCCGAGTCGAACCGGGCCCGTACGACGACGGGCCGCGCTGTGGCTTCGGCCTTGGCGGAGCGCTTCGATTTGCGGAGGAGGCCGCCGAGCATCAGGCCGCACCCCCGTGGTCTTCCGTTCCCGGCGGGACCAGCTTGGAAAACCGGATGCCGATCCCGGGCTTCCGCGACGCCTTCTTGGACTCGCGGTAGCGGTCGGCCTCGATCACATCGGGCAGCGGGTGCTGCTCGACCGACTGACCGTCCACCGACGCCTTCGCGGGCCCGGCGGCGTTCTCGGCGATCGCTTGGTCGAGGTCGGGGGTGTTGGAAGAAGGCTCTGCCATCGCCTTCTACATCTGCACGACCCGCCAAAGTGTCGCACCGACTTTGAAACGACCCCGATCAGGTGCGGCTGCGCTGGACCGATGACAACTTGAGGCGTGGACGAGTTGGTGTCCTCACATCTGTTCCGAACAGCACCGCGCCCTGCATGGATGCTGCCACCGCCGAGCCGACCAGGCAGTCAAGCCAGTGGTTGTCGATGCCCGCCACGCGGATCTTCCACTCGTCGACGGTCCGCCCGCGTCCCTCGGTCTTGACTCGATACTCCGCAGTCAGGTGCTCTGCCACCAGCCGGTGCGCTTCGGCGTCGCGCCCGAAGAATGACAGGTACCCAGGGTCGCCCATCGGCACGGCGAGCCGCGCGTGCACGAAGCTCTTCCAGTAGTTCGTGTCGTAGAGAGCGTGACGGATCGCACGCTTGCCCGTCACCACAGGGACGCGCCAGTTAAGTCCGACCCGCTCGCCGCGCTTCCGTTTGTAGTCGCTGAAGGGGATGCTGCTCGCCCCGACGTACCGCCCATGGCTCGGCATCACGATCCCGCCAAACCCGCTCTGCCGGCAGAACTGGTAGACGACGTCCGTCGATGCGCCCCAGTTCGCGTCGACCAAGCACCGCTCGATACGAAAGTCCGTCCCGTCGTCGCGACGCCACGCCTTCCCGAGCAGATGGTCGGTCAACGCCTCCAGGCCGGCGTAGATCGCTCCTTCCTGACCAGCCCGTGGCGTGGCGGTCGAAAGGGTCCGCTTGGCATCCCGGAGCGTGAAGTACGCCTGCTTCTGATCGGGCCATGCCCCGTAGTCGAGCACGTAGCCCGTAAAGTCGTCCTCCCAACCGGCAACCAGCCAGTACAGCAGTTTCCCCTGCACGTCGATGAATGCTGTCGCACGCGTGCAGGCGATCGGCACAATGCCCCGAGCCATGCCGTTCGTCTTCGACGCGATCTGCTCTGCGGTCAGCAGGTCGTCGTCGGCCTCAACCTCGGGCAGCGGCTCGTTCTGGTACTCCGCGAAGAATGCCGCCTCGTCCTGGAGGCGGAGGTTCATCGCGTGCTGGATCGCCGACGCCTCGTCGTGGTTGTATCGCTCGGGCCATGCGGTCTCCGCGCCACGATCCATCGCCTTCCGATTGCGCTTGTAGAACCGGGTCGCGGCGGCAAGGCCCTTGTCAGCACGCAGACCGTCGGCGCGCATCTCCGCGTACTTGGACCAAAGCGCCTCGTCGTCAGGGAACGCGTACACCATCTTCGTCCGTTCGCCCTGCCACTGCGGGTGCTTGTCCCGGTCGAGCAGCCGATCGGCCAGGTCGTCGGGACGAACCACCGTGAGCGTCATGAGCCCGGCGATCTTCTCGCCCGGCCCGGCGAGGCCGAGCACCGCGCCGGCCAGCACCCGCTCGCGGTTGGCGCACTGGCTTGGGCTGCGGGCGCTCTCGTCGGTCTGCGGGTCGTCGATCAGCACCAGCGACGGCCGGACGCTCTGGCCATCCGCCCGCTTGAACTTCATGCCTCGGATCCGGCCCGTGATTCCCGCGACGCGGATGATCGCCCCCGACGCCTCGCACCCCTCAATCGTCGGCAGCACGATCTCCTTCGCCGTCCACCCGATGTGCGTCTGCCTGCCGCGGTAGAGCTGCCCGGCGGCTCGCTGGGTGATCCCCTCCAACGAGCGGATCGGGTGGCAGACCTCCGGGAAGTCGGCCGCGAGCAGCTCGCTGTTCTCCAGCTCGGCCTTGATCGATTCGAGCATGTCGGCGGCGTGCTCTTCATCCGAGCCGATCAGCGCGACGAAGCCGCGGTGTCCGTAGACCATGGCCCAGAGGCACGCGGTCTCGCAGAGACTCGTCTTCCCGCTGCCGCGGGGCATCGCCATCGCGAACAGCCCGCCCTCGAGCACCGCCTGCTCGATCTTGGAGATCACCTTCAGGTGGTCGGCGGACCACCGCAGGTGGAACGTCTGGGGGAAGTACGCCTCGCAGAAGAACCGGAAGTCGCCCCGGGCACGGCCCTTCCGGGCCGCGTCCGCTACGTCGGGCAACTCGCCGATGTCACGGCCCGACAGCGACATCGCCCTCGCTTCGCGGGCCTTGCGGTCGCGGTACGCCTCGTAATCCTCGGCCTCGGTCGGGTCGGGCTTCGGCTCGTGTCGCACGGCCGCGAGCCACGCGACGTACCGGAACAGGTCCACGCGACCGGTGTCCCCGTCCGCAGCGACGCGAAACCCCGCGCGCGTGCGGTGACGGTGCAGCTGCCGCTCGCTGATCACCTCGCCCAGCGGGGTGGAGTTCAGTAGCCGGCACAGCTCGCCGGGACGGAGTTGCCGCGGGTCAATCGGCACGGCCACCCCCTGCCGCCCCGGCGCTCATCTCGCGCACCAGCCACGCCGCGTAGTGCACGAGGTTGATGCTCCCATCGACGTTCGTCGGCGCGCCGGCGTCGATGTCCGCCTCGAGCATGTCCGCGGTGACGGGCTTCCCGCCCATGCGGGAGAGCACCTTCGCGGCGTCTTCAACGCGCAGCGCGGCGGGGTTCAGGCCGGGCTTGCCGCCGGGACTAGGCGCATGTTCGGGAGTCACGCCGCACCTCCCGCAGAATCTCGGAAACATCGAGAAATGAAGGGCGCAACGCCTTCCCTTGCCGGCGATGTCGTGGCTTCATGTGTCACACGCGGGGCGAATGCCCGCCGCCGCGAACGACGGAGACGACCATGCCGAACGCACGCGACAACGCCATCAACCGCATCGCCCGCGAGGTCCTCGACCTCGAAACGCTCGAGGCCCGCCGGATGGACAGCCTCGACTTCCACGAGCACGCGGTCTGGTCCATCAAGGACGCCCTCGAACGGGCGTACGAAGCGGGCCGCAAGGCGGCACCGCCAACACGAACCACCTGCCCGGCGTGTGACCGGGATATCGAGATCCGCCCCCTCTGAAGCCCGCTCGTCGCGGGCTTCGCTGTTTTTGGAACCCCAAGGAGTACCGACATGGCGAAGAAGACCACCACCAAGAAGACGGCCACCACGAACACGACCAAGAAGACCACGACGCGCAAGACGCAGCCGAAGAAGGCACCCGCGAAGAAGGCCCCGGCGAAGAAGTCGCCCCGCATGTCCGCGAGCGCCGCCCGGGCCGAGGGCGCTGCCAAGACCAAGCGGGCCCTGGCTGACGCGAAGGCGAGCGTCGACGCCAACCTCAAGGCCATCGCGGCGGCCGACCAGGAGAACGCGACCAAGCGCGACCAGCGGGCCGCGAGCAAGGACGGCATGACGCCGAGTGAGCGGGCGATGGCGGAGTCGGACGCGGCCAAGACGGTTGATGCGATCAAGAAGGGCAACCTCGCCGATGGCGTCACGATCCCGCGCTCGAAGCGACCGAAGACCGCCGCGAAGAAGCGCGAGGCAGACCGCAAGCCCAGCGGCCTTGACCTCGCCGCGAAGGTCCTCGCCGACGCCGGCGAGCCGCTCAAGGCCAAGCAGATCGCCGAGCGAGCGATCGCCGCCGGCTGGAAGACCAACGGCAAGACGCCCGAGGCCACGCTCTACGCCGCGATGACCCGCGAGATCGCCAAGAAGGGCGATGCGGCCCGCTTCCGCAAGGCCGACCGCGGGCTCTTCGAAGCCGGGCACCAGACGAAGAAGGGAGCTTGAACCATGACCGATCAGCACGACAGCACCCCCGTCGAGCCCGGCTTCGCCTGCCCCTGGTGCGGCGAACGGGAGATGGACCTCCTGATCTGGGTCGAGGACGACGTCGTCGAGTGCAATACCTGCGGCTGCCGGTACGACCCGGGGCCGGGCCTCATCTGGCGCGAGGGCGACCCAACTCGCGAGCGGAAGGCCGAGGCATGAACCGCCGCCACCCGATCGAGCACTTCCGCATCGACGCCGAGGGCGCGCTCGTCCGCACCCGCGTCAGCACCGACGGCCACCAGTACGAGCACCGCTGCTCGCTCGACACACTCCAAGCCGTCGCGCACCACTTCGACGGCCGCGACAGCGACCAGCGGACCCTGAACCAGATCGCCGGAGCCGAGCGGGTCGCGTGGACCCAGGCCGCCGTGGCCCTGGCGTTCCTGAAGGAGCGCAGCATCGTCGAGCGCCGCGGCGACACCAACCACGCCGCCAGCGGCGACTGCTACCTGGACGCGATGACTGAGTACCACGCCCTCCGGGAGAAGGGCCCCGAGCCCGTGGATGCCGGCTGACCGGTCCCGGGCCGCCCGATCCCGCTTCCCCGGCCTCCGGCCGGGGTTTCTCGTGTGGCGAGGCTTGGTAAAGTCGCCTTGACTAGCGGGCCGATCTAGTACAGAATGCTGAACTAGTGATCCCCGTTGGGAACGTCTGCTTTCCCAAGGATGTCGAACATGCCCCGAGAGACTGGCACATACCGAACGAGCACCACCCACGGCGAGACCGTGAAGGCGTTCGTTCCGCACCCCCTGCCCCCGGCGGACCCCGCCCTGGTCATTGAGAGTGACCTCGCCGAGCGTCACACCGCGGCGGTCGCCGCCATCGGTCGGCTCCGCGTTGCGGGGGCCATGGTCCCGGATCCGGGCTGGTTCCTCTACGGCTTCGTCCGCAAGGAAGCCGTGCTGTCCTCGCAGATCGAGGGCACCCAGGCGACGCTCCGCGACGTCGCCACCTTCGAGGCCACCAGCAGCGCCGACCGCCCGGCCGATGTCGAGGAGGTCTGCAACTACGTCGATGGCCTCAACCACGCCCGCGCCGCGATCGCCGACCCCGCCGGCCTGCCGCTGAGCACGCGGCTGCTGTGCGATGTCCACCGCATCCTCATGCGAGGCGTGCGCGGCGAGGACAAACTCCCCGGCGAGATCCGCCGGAGCCAGAACTGGATCGGCGGCACGCGCCCGGGCAACGCCCGCTTCGTTCCGCCGCCGCACGAGGAGGTCGCCCCCGCGATCGCGGTCCTTGAGAAGTGGATGCACTCGGGCGACCCGCTGCCGCCCTTGGTCAAGGCCGGGCTCGCGCATGTGCAGTTCGAGACCATCCACCCGTTCCTCGACGGCAACGGTCGCATCGGCCGCATGCTCATCACGCTGCTTGTGGAGCACTGGGGCCTGCTCGATCAGCCGCTGCTGTACCTGAGCGTGGCGTTCAAGCGCCGCCAGCAGGAGTACTACGCCCGCCTCGCCGCGGTGCGCACCGAAGGCGACTGGGAGGGCTGGACTGCGTTCTTCCTCGAGTGCGTCGCCGAGGCCGCGGAAGACGCGGTCAATATGGCCGGCCATCTCTTTCGGATCGTGAACGACGATCGCGCCAAGCTGCTCGCCTCGGGCTCGGCGACCGTCAACACGATCCGGCTGCTCGAGGCCATGCCGCAGCACCCCGTGATGACGCTGCCCCGGGCCGTGGAGTTGCTCGGCGTTGCCAAGCCCACGGCCTCGAAGTGCATCGAGGAACTGCTCAAGGCCGGCGTCCTGCGCGAGACCACCGGCAAGCAGCGCGACCGCGTCTACATCTACGAGGCGTACCTGTCGGCGCTCACGGATGATGACGACGGCGATCGCGAGGCGAATCTGCGACGAACGCTCGCCGACCTCAACGACCGCTTCGGCGATGACCTTCGCCGTCTCGCCGACTGATCGAAGAGGGCTGGAGTCGGGTCGGATCATCGCGCTCACACCCCGCTCCCAAGCTCGACCGTCGCCTCGTTTTCCATCCCAGCCTGCTCCACGCCGTCCGTATCGAACCGCGTCGCGACCTCGCCGGTGAACCGCTGCCAGCGGCGCACCGCGACATCGACGAACGCCGGCGAGATCTCCATCGCGAAGACCCGCCGGCCTTCCTGCTCGCCCGCGATGAGCTGCGACCCCGACCCGCTGAACGGCTCGTAGCAGACCTGGCCTGGCTTGGTGTGCTTGCGCATCGGCCGGGCGAACAGCTCGACGGGCTTCTGCGTCGGGTGCTCGTTGCCGGTGACGCGCGACTTCTCGCCACCCGACGCTCCACCGGCTCCGCCTTCCCAGCCGAGCTCCCAGACGGAGTTCATCTCCATCGAGTGGTCGCCGTCGTGCTCGGGCTTGCTGCCCTGCACCCAGCCCATCATGCACGGCTCGTGGCGGAAGTGCCAGAACACGCGCCCGAACACCGGCGTCGGCTTCACCCAGACGACCGACTGATGATCGAGGATGCCGAGGTCGGCCCAGACCGTCTGGATCACGCCGCAGCGCTTGTGCGCGTGCCAGCAGTAGATCGCGGCGTGCGGCGCGATGACGCGCGTCACGTTCTCAAACACGCCGCGGAAGAACCCCTCGGCGTCGTCGATGTCGATCTCGCGGTAGTTCTCCGTCCAGTCCTTGCCCGTGCCGTTGGGCCGCTCGCCGGTGTAGTCGACCAGGTACGGCGGGTCGGTCGCGACCAGCGCCGCTCGCTCGCCGTCCATGAGCCGATCGACATCCGCGGCGTTGGTCGAGTCGCCGCAGAGCAACCGGTGCCGCCCGAGCACCCATAGATCGCCGGGCCGCGTGACGACCTCGTCGTCGTCCGGCGTCTCGGGCACGTCGTCCGCCGGGGTCTTCCCCTCGGTGCCCGCCGGCGCGAGCATCGCCTCGACTTCGCTCATGTCGAAGCCGAGCACGGACAGGTCGAACTCCGCGTCACGCAGATCGGCCAGCTCCAGCGGCAGGAGTTCCTGATCCCAAGTTGAGAGCGAAGCCACCTGGTTGTCGGCGATGCGGAACGCGCGGACCTGCTCGGGCGTCAGATCGGCGACGCGGATGCACGGAACACGATCCATGCCGAGCGACCGGGCGGCCCGCACCCGCGTGTGCCCCGCGACGAGTTCGCCTTGTCCGTCGATCAGCACCGGCACGCGGAACCCGAACTCGCGGATCGAGTCGGCCACGGCCTTGATTGCCTCCTCACCGATCGTCCGGGGGTTCCGCTTGTACTCGCGGATGTCGTCGATCGCGACCATCTCCACCTTGGGTGTCTTGTCTGCCTTCATCGAAGCCTCCTTGCTCGCTGTTCTTGTCCGTTCAATGCCCCCGCGACGCTTTCACGCCGCGGGGCGTCCAGGCCGGGCCTCGCCAATGCCCGCCACGCCGAGCCGCGCCTCACCAGATCCCGACAAGCCCCGCCTGTTCACGCTGAGTGTCACGACGCAGTCGTGAGGAATCGCCGTCGCACCGCTCCCGCGGTGCGCGGCGGAAGCGCCGGGCCATGCCTTTCCTGTCCAGAGCTCGCCAGGCCGAGCCTCGCCTCGCCATTCCCTGCCATGCCCCGCCATTGATGAGGCGCTGCCCGAGACCTCCGTCTCGGGACGGCGACGGGTCCGCACCGTTCCATGCCGTACCAAGCCCGATCGCGCCGCATCTAGCCCCGCCTCGCCAGGCCTTCCCCTGGCAATCCGCAAGCGCACCCGCGACGCCTTCGCGCCGCGGGGCGTCCATGCCGCGCCGGACCAGACCCCGCCCGACCGATCCCATTCCCGCCCAACCATGCATAGCCACGCCGAGGCTTGGCCTCCCTCGCCGGGCCTTGCCCGGAAGCCCGCGCATCCGCGGTCGCGGAGTCGCGAGTGGATTGCATTCGTCGTGGCCAACCACGCCCGCCACGGTTGCCGACCGTGCGGTGGTGAGGCCGTCGCCCGACTCCAATCGCCCGGCCGCAACGTGGGCCAACGTCGGGCCGCACGCGGGGCGCCGTGCGCCGAACCCGGACCGGTCGGACCGCTCGAAGTAAGTCAGATGGCAACGGCGGCTGTTCCCAGCGGCGTATGGCACGCCGTTTGCGCCGGAGGACCCGCCCGCGCCGGCTGCACGCGACCCCTCTTTCACCCCCGCCCACTTCCTTCCCCCTTGGAATCCGCCTTCTCGGGGCCGTGAAGGGCTTCTTTCCCTCTTTCCCTCTTTCACCCCGGCCCGCGTGCGTGCGCAGACACAGACACACGCGCGTGGGGGTGGGGGTAAGAAGGTGAAAGAGAGAAAGAAGTGTGTGTGTATACCTACAGCCCGCATTTCGACCCCCCTTCGTTCACCCCTTCTTCACCTTCCTTCTCTATGAGCCGGTACAGCACCGCGGCCCGCCCCGCCGTCGCGACCGTCTCCGCGCGAACGTCGCTGCGCTGGATCAGCGTCTCCATCAGGTCGTGGAACGAGCGCGAGTCGATCTTCATCCGTTTGAGCAGCACGCTGTGGCGGAGCGTCTTGCCCGGTGCCTCGCGTAGCTTGCGCATCGCGCGGAGCGCGAGTTCGTCGAACGGCGTCTCCGCCGCGTGGCCCGCGGCCATGAACAGCATCCGCGTCGTCTGGTGCACCACAACCTCGGACGCCCACCGCACAGCTTCGGCGCCGATCTCTGGCTCCCGGTGGTTCTCGCTGATCGCGTAGAGCAGCGCGAGCTTGCGGGCGTTCTCGCTGACGCGTCCCCAGACGGTCGTCGCGACCGCGTCGGAACGCGACTCGGCGTCGGCGTACTCCCGTTCGCTCTGCTCGCGGAGTTCGACCAGCAGCCGCTTCGCCTCGGGCGTCTGCGGCACGGTCTTGGGCGACGGGTACGACCCGGCGAGGTTGCCATCACCGGCTGTTTGATCCGCCCACCAACGTGCCGTGTCGAGCACGCGCGGCGGCGGGTCGGCGACCTCGGGCTCCTGCCCGGCCCCGCGGGGGCCCGACTCGAAGATCAGCATCCGGGCAAACAGCCCGTTGGTGAGCATGCGTTCGGAGAGCGCCGCGTAGTAGTGGTTCGGGATCGCGGTGCCGAAGAGCACGAGGCACGGCTGGTCGATGACCCCGGGGTCCGGGTTGTTCGCCCGCCGGCGCATCGGGTAGATCGAGTTGGCCGACGAGTACATCGTCAGCAGCGTGCTCATCATCGACTCGAAGCGGGCGTCGCGGGACCGGTTGATCGACTGGAGCAGCGTGTCGATCTCGTCGGTCTGGAAGAGCATCGCGGGCGTGGCGAACAGCGAGTCCTGAATGCCCTCGCCCGACGCGAGCCGCTCGCCGATGGCCCCGGCGAGCCCGACCTCCTGCAGCACGCGAGAGTTCACCTTGCGGGGCTGGTCCTTCCCGGCCGACGAGTGCGCCAGCCCGAGCAGGTACAGGTTCGTGCGGTTGTCGCCGGGGTCGCGGACCTTCCGGCCGGCGAGCACCGCCTGGAGTGCGAGCGCTCCGCAGAACGCGAGCGTTTGGTTGGGGTACGGCGCGGTCCGGAGGCAGTGGTCCATGACCTCGCCAACGAAGCCCGGGAGTCGCAGCATCTCCGGGGGCAGCGGGCCGGGGTCCGCGGGGGCGGGCGGCCGTTCGTCGGGGGGTTCTTCGGCCGACGAGGTGAGGATGCCCGAGAGGTCGACGCCGGGGTCAGCGGCCCCGCGCGCCGCGTAGTCGGGATCGACGGCGCGGCGGAGATCGTGCCAGGTGAAGTCGGCCCCGCGGCTGTGTTTGTTGCAGTACGCCAGCTTGCCGTCGTCGCCGATGAGCACGGCGATGTCCGACCCGCCCGTGGACTCGATGGCCGGGTCGACCGGGCACCGCTCGAGCAGCAGCAGGGTCTTCGTGCCGTTGCGACGCTCGCCCTTGACCGCCACGCCGCGGGCCTCGAGCCAGGAGCGAACGCCCCGCGGGTCGGCGGGGAAGCGGTCGCCCGCGGGTACCGCGATGTCGGGCTTGGCCGTGGGCTCGGCGAGCGCTGCGAGCAACTCGGGCGCCACCACGCCGATGTTCTCGGGGATCTGCACTGTCTCCGACCGGCGGTGCGGGCGGTCGGGCACGCCGCTCTGGCCGCGCAGGTCGTCGCCCTTGCGGGCGACTGTTCCGATCACCTTGACGATCCGCGCTGGGTTGAACACGGAGCGGTCCACGGCCACCGCGTCGTCGCTGAAGCTGCCCGCGAGCGATCCAAGCGCGGCGCGCACCACCCCGTCGTCGTCGCCGGGGAGGTCGACGCGGTAGAGCAGGTGGTAGCCGTTGCCGCTCATGCATACGGCCGGCTCAGGCCACGCGAGCCCTGCGAGGTGGGCATGGATGTCGGCAGCCCGCCGCTCGGCGAGCGCGAGTTCTTCGTCGGTCGCGCTCACCCCGGCAGGCCTGACGGGGTCAACATCAACCAGCATCCAGCGGCGGCGCGGCACGTCGGCGTCGGCGGTCGTTTCCGAGGCCTTGGGCCGCAAGCGGTTCGCGGCGCGTGCGAGCAGGTCGGGGCGGACGGGGTTCAGCGTGACGTACACGCCGGGCGCGAGCCCGCTCGCGTCGAGCTTGGCGATCGCTTCCGCCGCCGCGTCGTGGTCATTGAAGTAGCCCGACACTGTCGACGCGAACGACGACCCCGACCGCTCGCGGCACTTGGGCGCGCGGACCTCGAGCACGTCCCCCGGCTCGTAGAGCAGCGAGAGGAAGCACCGGACCGGGCTGGACGCGGTGGTGTCCATCAGAAGGGGATCTCGTCCAGCGGGATGTCACGCCACGCTTCGGAGGCGGGTGCCGCGTGCGCCGGCGCGGCGTCCGGGTCGTCCAGCCGCGGCGGCTTGTTGCCGAGCCGGTGCCGCACGACCCGATCGAACTTGTCACCGGCTTTCTTCTCAACGGTGATCGCGTGCGTCGGCGCTAGCGCCCCGGCTTTCGCGAGCTCGACCGCTTCCTCGACGCAGTCGGGAACGGGCTCGATCGACCTCGCCCGCCACCACGCCTCGGCCTTGGTTCGCGCGTACCCCTCGTGGTCGAAGCAGACCCACTCGCGGACCACCTGCCCGATGCCGACCTCGTACTCGACGCGCATCGTCAGCGCCGCGCCCGGGTCGTGCCGCTTCCAGTGGATGTGGTACGTGGTGTCCGTGACGTCGTGCTCGGAGCGCGTGACCTGCCCGGTGAGGATGCCCTCGTCCGACGCCCGCGCCTCGTGCTTGCCCCGGTTCGGCGGCGGGAACTCGTGCCCGCACTCGGGGCACGCCTGGTAGCCCGCCGCGATCAGCGCCCGGCACGACGGGCACTCCTTCGCGGGCGCTTCGCCCCCGTCTCCGCGGTCATCGGTCGCCACGCGAACCGCGTCGACCGGCCCGTGCCGGAGCACGTTGCCGCCAAAGTCGAGCACCAGGCAGTCGTCCTTGCCCGGGTGCAGCCGGAAGCCGCGACCGACCATCTGGTAGTACAGCCCGGGGCTCATCGTCGGCCTCACGAGCGCCACGCAGTCGATGTGCGGGGCGTCGAAGCCGACCGTCAGCACCTGGACGTTGGCGAGATACTTGAGGTCGCCGTTTCGGAAACGGCCGAGGATCTCGTCGCGTTCGCCCGGCGGCGTCTCGCCCGACACGAACCCGCACTCGACCCCGTGCCGATCGCGCAGGACGGACTGGATGTGCTCCCCGTGGCGGACGCCCGCGGCGAAGATCAGCGTCGCGGTGCGGCCCTTCGTCTCCTCCACGATCTCGGCGCACGCCGCCTCGACAAGGGCATCGTCGTCCATCAGGTCCTCGGCCTCGCCGGCGACGAACTCGCCGCCGCGGACGTGGAGCCCGCCGGTGTCCGCCCTCGCGGCCCCCGCCTTCGTGCGCAATGGCGACAGGTAGCCCTGCGCGATCAGCTCGCGCACGCCGACCTCGTAGCAGACGTGGTTCAGGATGTTGCCCGGCCCGCAGATCTCGCCGGTCTTGAGCCGGTACGGCGTCGCGGTCAGGCCGACGACGCGGACGTGAGGGTTGACGACCCTGGCATCGACCAGGAACTGCCGGTACATCCCCTCCCCGTCCGCCGGGATCATGTGCGCCTCGTCGACGATGACCAGGTCGAACGGGCCCAACTCGTGGGCACGGCGATACACGCTCTGGATCCCCGCCACGATGATGTCGTGGTCGGTGTCGCGGCTCTTCAGACCCGACGAGTAGACGCCGACGCGGTTCCACAGATCGGGCGCCATCACGTGCAGCTTGTCGACCGCCTGCTGGAGCAGCTCGCGAACGTGGGCCAGGACGAGCACCCGGCCGTCCCAGGTCTGCACGGCGTCGCGGCAGATCGTCGAGATCAGCGGCGTCTTGCCGCCGCCGGTCGGGAGCACCGCGACGGGGTTGTCGTCGCGCTCGCGCAGGTGGTGGTAGATCGCGTCGACCGCCTCGCGCTGGTACGGGCGGAGCTGCATCAGGCGAACATCCTCTGGGCCGGGCGGCCCGCCGAGTCCCAGCGCCGGGCGACCTCAACGTCGTGCGCGAACGGCGCCAGCGAGTCGGGGCCCGACTCCTCGTCGAAGCGGTCGTGGTCGCCGTCGTCGTCGTCAATCGGCAACAACTCCGCGATCGGCTGGTGGTACATGCAGCGGTTGCACACCTGGCTTCGCGCGGTCGTGCTCCGCCCGCACCCCAGACACACGTGCGCCTCCCGCCCGCGATCAACTCTCGCCATCGCAAAGCTCCTCGATTCGGACCACCGCAAGCCCGCCCTTCCGAACGCCGCGCCGCCGGACCGCGATCTCGTCGATCTGCCCGTCGTCGCGGTACACCCCCGCGTGCTGGAGCGCGTCCAGCAGCGCCTTCAGCCGGTTGTCGATGTCGATGGGGCGGCGCGTGGGCGGGTGCAGGTCGACCGTCACCGAGAGCCGGCCGGTCAGGCAGCCGCCGCAGCGCCGGCCGGAGAGGCGGGCGACCACGTCCCTGCGGAACGCCCGCCCCTCGCGGCTCAGCACCACCCGGAAGCCCCGCCGGGGCCCCCCGCCGCGGACCGGGACCGGGACCGTCCGCCAGGCGTTGTTCACGCTCGGCGGCCACGGCAGCGTCAGGCGCAGCGCGCCCGCCGCTTCCTCCGGCCCGTCCCCGGTCGCGCGCCGTTCACGCATCGAGCACCTCGAACCGCGTGACCCGGAACCGCCCGTAGGTCGGCCGGAAGTCCGCGATGCCGACGAGGCGGCCCGCGTCGACGAGCAGCCCGTGGACGAAGTCCGGGCTGACGTACTCCGGCAGGTTGACCATGAACAGGAACGACGCCTTCCAGCCCTTCTTCAGGGCCGGCCGCACGCGGGTGATCCCGCTCCGCTGGACCTGCACGCGGCAGCGGTGCTCGTAGTCCCAGTCCGTCACGCCCAGGCTGGCGAGGTCGGTCAGGCTGATCACCGCCGCCTTCACCAGGTCCTGCGCGCTCTTGCGCGGCGACCGCGGGTCCTGCCGGTACTTCGCTGCGCCGATGATCGACTGCCGCACGTACTCGCCGGGGATGCACAGTGACCCCGTGTCGTCGCGGTAGACGTATGACTCGACGTCGTCCGTCTTCTTCGCCGCCGAGCCTTTGGCGGCCTTGGCCTTCGCCTCGACCGCCTCGCAGTTCCAGCGGTGGAACAGGATGTCGGCGTCGCCGGTGAGCTCGACCTCGAAGCGGTACGGCTGCGAGACATCGATCGTCGCCTTGCCTCCGTTGGTGACGCTGGGCCCGACGGCCGTGGCCTTCGTCGTCGCCTTGCCGTTGCGCGATGGGGATGGAGAGGGGGACGGGGTTGCCGCGGTCGCGACCATGCGGGTGCTCCTTGCCCGTGGGGGCGTTGAGGTGTCTGATCCGGTCCGAACCCCCGCGCGCCGGCTTCCGCCGGCGGCGGGATGAGTCGCCGTGCCGGGCCCAGCCGGGCCCTGACTAGCCATGCCTGTCCGCGGGTCGCCCCGCCGGGCCCCGGCTTGCCTTGCCAGTGCTGGTCCGTTGCTGCGCTGTGCGAGTCACCGCTTCCACGGCGGCGTCGAAGCGCCCGCGGCGGCGGCCGAAGCGGGCGCGGCGGATGCGCTCGGCGCCTGACGCTTCGAGTACGACGACACCCGGTTGGCGAGCTCGCCGTTGTCCGAGCGGCGTTCGAGCTTGACGTTCACCGCCAGCGGCAGCCCGTGCAGCTCGATCGAGTCGCGCGGCGTCAGCACGTTCACCGCCCGGCAGACGGCGCTGAGCGTGCCCCGCGCGATCTGCACCGTCTGGGGGTTCGGGTGCTTGAGCAGCAGCCGGTCCCAGACCTTGCGGCCCCGGTGCTCGCCCTCGATCACTTCGAGCTCAAGCTGGAGGTACTCGCCGTCGCCGTTCTTGGTCGGCTTCATCTCCGACGCGGCGATCACGCAGGTGTACTTGCCGGCGGGCAGCGGATCGAAGCCGGCGTTCGGCTCGACCTGGTTGGCGTCGAATCCCTGAAGACTCGCCATCACGCACCCCCTTCGGTGGGCGCCATCGCCGGCGCGGCCGGCGACGACGACACGGCCTCGACCACCGCGCCCCACGACAGCGGCAGCAGCGGCGGCATCGAGTAGCGGTTCTTCGCGAGCACCGTGCTGGTGCCCTCGGTCGCGAGCACGCGCTCCCCGTCCGAGGTCCGGTGCGCGTACAGCACGGCATCGGCCCACTCGATGAAGATGGGCGCGATCCACTGCGGGAGGTCCGGGCAGGCCAGGCGGACCTCGAACCCCTCGGGCGTCGTCACCCTCGTGTTCGCGGCGTGGGCGAGCAACAGGATCGGCAGCCCGAGGTCGTTGATGCGGTTGAGCAGCGGCAGCAGATCGCGGCTCACGATGTTCTGAACGATCTCGCGGGCCTTGAAATAGCCGCCGTGCGCGCTCGCGAGCGTGTTGGTCACGTCGCCCTGCTTCTTGCCGTCGAGCTCAATGACGACGTGCTCGACGATCCGCTGCACCATCCAGTCCAGCGTGTCGATCGCGACGCACGAGACCTCGTCGGGCACGCCGCCGGCGAGTTCAACCAGCCACGCCCGCATCTCGGGCCAGCTCGACAGGTACGGGGTCCGCACGAGCCCGGGGATCGCGGCGGCGCCGTTCTCGCAGTCGATGAGCAGAGCGCCCGCGTCGAGCGCGAGGCTGGTCTTGCCGACGCCGGCGTCGCCGAAGACGAGCATCTTCGGCGGGCCCGGCGAGGCGGTTCGGATGAGCGTGTCGGTCAGCGTCATGGGGTCTCCTGTGTTGGGTGTGGGATCCGGGGTGGTGTTCAGGCGAGGTCCATCAGCCGCATCGACTCGAAGCCGGTCGGCCACGCGTCGGTGTCGCGGCACTTCACGAGCCGATCGATGGCCTCGACGTTCTCGTCCGCGGCACGGTCGATGAGCCGGCGCGACAGCTGCCAGACCCCGCACCGGAACGGCTCGCGTTTCTCGATCGCGATGAGATGGCATTCGAGCTCGACCGACGCCGCCTCCACGACGACCTCGCGGTAGAAGGCGAGCTGGTGCGGGTAGCCGAAACGCACCGCGTCCTCCTCGAAGCGGTCGAGGTCGTCGCAGGTCTTGAGGTCGACGATCCCGCGTCCGTCGAGCGGATTGACCCAGTCCAGCCGGGCCTGGCAGGCGACGCCGCAGTACGTCACTCGCACGACGCCCTCGGCAACGCCGCACCGCAGCAACTCGCGTGCGTAGACGTGCTCACGCACCGACGCGTCCATGCGGTCGAGCAGCGCGGCGTCCGCCTCGCTGACCACCGGCTTGCCGACACGCTCGGCCCACTCGGCGAACGCCTTGGTCTCCGAGCCGAACGCGCGGCCGGTGCGCGGGTTGATCGGGCCGCCGACGGCGAACTCCGCGTCGAACCGCTCGCGGCCCTCGACGATCAGCACATGCGCGGCCCGCCCGAACGCGAAGACGGCCGAGTCGCGCTCGGCGATCATGCCGAGTTGCTTGCGCCGGAACAGCCTCGGGCAGCGGCGGAAGTCCGCGAGCGCGTGCGAGGTGAGCAGTTCGCCCCGTCTGGCGTGGTACGCGTCGGCGGGTTCGTGCTCGAGGAAGCCAAGGTCGGTCTCGGCGGCGGCCGTCGGCATCGTGGTCGCGTCTCCTTCCGGGGTGAGGTCGGATGGGTGGATCCGGGTCTCGAAGTCGCCCTGTCCGAGCCGCACCAGCGGCGCGCTCTTGGGGACGCTGGCGTCGGGCTCGGGCGTTGGGCGGCTCACGCCCCTCTACATCTGCACGAGCGGCGGATGTGTCGCGTCAACCGGACGCGCCGAGGCCCAGGCCGGACATCTCCTCGCGGATGCCGGCGATCGCGCGGTACACGGTGCTGCGGTGCACGCCCGACTCCGCCGCGATCTCCCGCGGCGTCTGGGTCTTGAGGTTCTCGGCGAGCCTGCGCTGCTCCGAGTCGAGCCGGCCGAGGCCGCGCTCGAGATCGATCGACAGCGGCACACCCTGTGCCGGGTCGTCGCGCTGGCTGGCGTGCAACTGCTCCGCCCGCGCGGCCTGCAAGGCGCTGAGCGACACCATCGGGCGGCCGTACCCCTGCCGCCGCGACCGGATCGACCGCGCGATGTACGCCGACGCGCGAGTGAGCACACGGCAGATAAACGTCTTCCGGCTCGCGATCGACGGGTCGAACCGCGGCTCGGCGGAGCACAACTCGGCGATGAGGTCTTGGCGGATGTCGTCCTCGTCGTGCTCGCCGAGGTCGAGCGAACGCGACAGGCGGGCGACCTGATACGACACGCGCTCCATGGCGTAGTCGTCGATCCAGGGCTGGGCGTCAAGACCCGGGCTTGTGGTGACCGAGACGGCGGGTACTGCGGGGACTTCGAGGGTAGCGGTTGTCATGTGCGGCTCCGGCTTCTGGGTGCTTGCCGCGACGCCCATCGCGCCGCGTACACCCGCCGGGCGGCTTGCACGACTCGCCCGTTCCGCGCACGAGACAACCGCGCAAAGTCATGAATCGCATGGATTTGCGCGGTTCAGATTTCTGCCTTGCAGTTGCACGAAACAAGCCGCCGTGCAATCCGGCGGCTCGCCCTGCCCGGAATGTTGCCGTCCGTCAGCCCCGGAATCGACGCACGGCGTCGGTCTCCCGCACGCCGTTCCAGAGCACCGCGAGTTCGCGGTCCGCGTTCTCGCCGCGGGCGTTCAGGAGCCGGCTCACGGTGGACTCCGAGATGCCGGCGAGTTCGGCGAGGTGCTTCTGCGTCGGCGGCTCGGGGAGCGATCCGGTCTCGATGAGCGCGGCCCGCGCCGAGCGGTACCACCCGTTGAGTTCGGCCTTCACCTTCGCCGCGTTGCCTCCGGCGCGAGCGGTGCGGGCCTTCTTCGTGCGGTTGCGATACGGGTCGGCGAGTTTGACGCCGGCGCGCTCGAGAAACGCGCCCTGATGCCAGGCCCAGCGTTCCGTGGCGGTCCATTTCGCTTCGGGATCGATGATGTCGTCGCAGGGGACGAGCGTGACACAGTTCGCCGCAGCAATCTCCGCCGCCCGGTCGCTCCAGTGCAGGGGCGATAGCGTCAGCACGATCGAGGGTTCTTCGCGATCGAATTCGGTCGTCAGCAACTCGCAGAAGAGCGCTGAAGTCGCCGGCACAACCAGGCTGACCCGGAACCGTGCCGCCGGCTTGGGGTTCCACGTCCCGATGCGCAGCACGCCCGGGAGCGGATTGATCGGCTCACGGGAGATATCGAGCCCGAGCGCTTCTGCAAGACGCGACCGCAGCCGCCCCTCATCAACGCGGTGGATCACCACGTCTTCGCGCGTCAGCTCGATGCGCTCGGAGAGTTCTTCGTCGCAGATCGCGGCGAACCGCCCGTCGCGGTAGTCCACGACCCGCATGGTGGGCCAGCCAGGTCGCGGCGGCGGATACCGGCCCGCGAGCCGACCGGCGGGTCTGAGCAGCGGTTCGATCGCGTCGAAGGTGCCGCGCGACTCACCGCGCCAGACGATCATCGGCGCCCCGTTCGGCCCGAACAGCTCAATACAGCGTAAACAGTGTGTCGGGCGCGCCACGCAGCGACTCCTCTCTCGGCAGCAGGAAGCCCCGGTTCTCGATGAACGCCTCGACCGCCTCGCCGCCGTCGTCGCGCTCGTACACCGCGCCGATTGGCGGCGTGATCGCGACCCGACGCTCGCGTTCTTCGCCGGCCAGACGGATCTTAAAGATGGCTCGCTTCAACACCGCCTCGGGTGAAATATGCCCGCCGAGCAGCGAGAGCGACGCGAGCACGTCGTTGGCGTCGAGCGTCACCTTCGCGTCGCCGTCGTTCGGGTGGGCCAGCTGGAGCAGCACGAGCCGCACGCCCTCGATACCCGCGATGTCCGCGTGCGTGAGCGCCGCGAGCCCGTGCTCGCGGATCGGCTCGAGGGTGTACCGCTTCGGGGCCAGGTGCGGATCGAACAGGAACCGGTCGCCGAACAGGTGCTCGCCGACGAGGAAGCAGTACGCGCGGACGTCGGCCTTCGCCTTGGCGTTGACCAGGAGGTCGCCGTGCCTCCGGTCGTACCGCACCACGTCGTACAACTCCGGTCGGAGCAGCAAGCGCCGCGTCTGCGCATCGTCGTCGATCACCGGCTGGCTGCGGAGCGTGTCGCCGCGCCGAACCATGAGCCTGAAACCACGCGGCTCGTCGTAGTGGTAGAGCCGAGCGCCCCGGCCGCGCTGCCGCTTCTGGAACTCCTCGTCGAGCGCCGCTTCCAGCTTCTTGATGCGTTTTTCGATGTCGCGCTTCGGCGCCGGCGGCTCGGGCGTCATCGCCATGTAACGCTCGATCCGCTTCGGCCGAAGCGAGGCGGTCTCGACGCGAAGCTCCTGGACGAGCGCCGGGTCCGCCAGCATCACGCGGAGCGCGAGGTCGGGTCCCGCCACCGGCCCGTCGAGCGTGACCTTGGCCTTCCGAGCGCACCCGAGCAGGCCGTCGTACATCGCCGGCTTCGACAACTCATCGATCGCGCACAGCGACTCGATGAGGTCTGCCGGCAGCCCGGACCCGGCCATGAGCAGCAGCGACAACGAGCCAAGGTCGAGCGGCTCCGCGAGATCGATCCCCGACCCCTTCAGCCAGTCGGCGTGCGGCCGCAGGAAGCGGCGAAGCAACTCGGGGTCGAGGCTGTTCAGGACGCCGGGGGTCGCGAAACGGGGCTGGAATCGAACGGCTGAGCTCAAGGGCGGGCCTCCATGCCACGGGCCCTCTCGGGCCCGGAACCGGGATGACGGGCGGCCTGCCCTGCGAGTCCGAACACTCCATGTTCGGTTCTCGATAGGATATCCGCATCGGAGCGAACCGGCCGGCCGAACAATTCGTACATTTCAGTTGTTGCGAGTATTGCAGATGGCCGATACTGTGTCCACCCGCTTTCTGTTCCACCGCGGGGGCGCGAGAGGAGCTGACACC